TATACAAATCTGCAACAATGGCAGGTATGAAAGGCCGACCACCAACGCCGAAACATATACTCCAGCTTCGAGGCAGTAAGCATGCCAAGAATCGGGAGGAACTGGGCACTAAGCCGACGTCGATGGAACCTCCACCCTGGCTAAAGCCGAGGGCCAAGGAAATCTTTGGCAACGTCGTCGAGTGGATGGAGCGGATGGGGACGCTGGCCGAGAGCGATGGCAACGTCATTACCAGATACGCTGTTGTCTACACTCAATGGGAGTTTGCAGCCCAGAAACTCCAAGAACTCGATCTGACCCATGTCGAGGTCACAAACAACGACGGCAGCCTGCGGTTCACCCGTGCCTGTGGCGTTGCCGCCCAAGCAAAAGACTGTGGCGATCAACTGAGGCACCTCGAGGCTGTTCTCGGTTTGACACCATCAGACCGCACTCGGCTCGGCTACAACGCTACAAAGGTTGAGGCCGATCCGGCAGAAGAGCTCTTCAACAAACGTAGCGGTTGACATTGAGCGTTGATATTCGAGATTTCGTCTCGCATCTCAAGCACTCCCGCGGCGACTTCGCTGGGCAGCCATTCTTGCTGCAACCGTGGCAGTCTGAGTATTTCGATCGGCTCTTGAATACCAAGAATGCCGATGGTCTGCGTCAGTATCGTCGCAGTCTGCTAGCCCTCCCGCGTAAATCTGGCAAAACCCAGATGGCAGCGGCCCTCGCCCTCTACATGGGCTTCTTCGACGACATCGGAGCCGAGGTGATCGTTGCGGCCGGCGACCGGAGTCAGGCAAGCCTGATGCACACCGCTGCCAAGCAGCTTCTGGAGTCCTGCCCTGCCCTCTCGAAGCGAGCCAAGGTCTATCGAAACTCAATCGTCATCCCAGAGACAAACTCATCAATCATCTGCATCTCCAGCGAGGCCGGCACAAAGCATGGCTACAACCCATCGTGCTGCCTGGTTGACGAATACCACGTCTTTAAGAACAGAGAGCTCGTCGATGTGCTCGAGACAGGCATGGGAGCCCGGTCTCAGCCGCTGGTCGTGTATGTCACCACTGCCGGGACTGACATGCTCGGCCCCTGCTACAAGGACTGGGAGCGAGCGGAGAAGGTACGCGACGGCGTCTTGGAAGACGAGACGTTTCTCCCCTGTATCTACGCAGCCCCGAAAGACGCAGACCCCTTTGATATCGAGACGGCGAGAGCCTGCAATCCGAATTATGGGATCACGACAAAGCCTGATTACTTCCAGCAGATGATCAGTCGGGCTCGCGAGAGCATGTCCGACGAGATCGTCTACAGAACGCTGCACCTCAATCAGTGGGTTCAGAGCGAAAACAAGTTCTTCAGGACTGGGCAGTTTGAGAAAAACGACGGAGAGCTACGTCCAGCAGCTGGAAGACCCTGCTACTGCGGCGTCGACTTGTCGAGTAATCAAGACACAACGGCCTTCACGGCCGTCTGGCCTGGCCTTGATGATGATGGCCTGCCAGACGGAACATTCGACGTCCACTCGATGGTTTTCATCCCCGAGGAGATCGCCGAACAGAAAGAAAAGCAGGATCGTGTGCCGTATAGGGAATGGAGCAGGGCCGGATTTGTTACACTAACAGAAGGAGATATTACTGATTACGATGTCGTCCGAGACTACATTCTCCGCTTCTGCGAAGAGAATGCCGTCGAGGGTGTAGCCATTGATAGGTGGAATGCCACCCACATCATTAGCCAGCTTTCGGCTGAGTCGGTGGCGGTGAAAGCATTTGGGCAGGGATACGCCAGCATGAGTTCGCCCTCTAAGTTTTTAGAGCAACTCGTGTGCAAAGGTCTGCTCAGATACGGTGAAAACCCGTGTTTGGCGTGGCAGGCGTCAAACGTGACGGCAAAGTCGGACGAAGCCGGCAACATAAAGTTCGTGAAGGCAAGCCGGCACAGCACCGGCAGGATCGACGCGATCATCGCGCTCGTGATGGCACTTGGGCTAGCCAGTGCCGACGCGATCAGTGGTGACGACGACCTTCAACTTGTGGTGATCTAAGAGTGAGTGAAGACGCATCAGTTGAAGATATCGTAGAAATGCGGTCTGCGGTCTCTCGCGTGTTTGAGGAGATCGTAGAACAAAGACGCACGACCGCAGGCGTCTATGTTTCACCAGAATCAAGCCTCCAATGCGATGCTGTGCTTGCCTGCGTCCGCGTTAAGGCAGAGAGCCTGGCAAGCCTCCCGCTGAACATCTATCGAAAACTCCCCGACGGCGGGAAAGAGCTTGCGGACGACCTGCCGCTTCAGGAAGTCCTGGCGATACGGCCAAACGGATGGATGACGAGCTTTGAGTTTAGAGAGCTCCTCCACTCATGGGTTCTCCTCTGGGGAAATGCCTACGCCCTAATCAAAGCAGGACGTCGAGGAGCCGTTGACGAGCTCATCCCATTGCACCCCAGCAGGATGACGGTCAAGCGTCTTGAGAATGGTCGGCTTCGGTATTACTACCGCGAGGCCGATCGGCCCATTGAGACGGAATACTCACAGGACGAGATCCTTCACATCCGCTGGCTGTCTCAGGATGGCGTAACAGGCTACGTCGCAACATCACTAAGCCGCGACGCGATTGCACTGGCTCGTGCGATGGAGCTCCATTCAAGTGCATATTTCGGCAACAACGCTCGCAGTGGAAGCGTGATCGAGACGGATCAGCCTCACAAACCAGAGGCTCTCCAGCGATTCCGGCAGCAGTGGGAGGACATGCACCGCGGTCCTGAGAAGGCATACAAAACCGCGGTCCTGCCTCACGGGATGCACCTCAAGGAGTTCAAGTCGAGCAACTCCGAGGACGAGCTCCTTGCTATGCGTCGATTCGCTGTCGAGTCCGTTGCCAGGGCCATGCGGGTGCCGGTCTACATGATCGGCGACCTCACGAAGTCATCGTACTCGTCTGTCGAGCAGCAAGGCCGGGACTTTGTGACGTTCAGCCTGATGCCAGACCTTCGCCGCTGGGAGGCTGCGATCAGGCGAGACTTGATCGTTGATGACGGCCAGTATTTCGCCTCGTTCGATGTCACCGCTTTGATGGCTGGCGACTACCAGGCCAGGAGTGAGTGGGCTCGGACGATGTTCAACCTGGGAGTCCTGAGCGTCAATGAAATCAGGGCCAGCGAGGGGCTAAACCCCATCGAAGGAGGCGAGCGTCGGTTTGTCCAGGTCAACATGCAGCTTCTTGATGCGTTCACCCAAGAAAACCCGACGGGGCAACCTTCCACGACCACGGAGCAGCCTGCCGGGCCGGCGGAACCGATGCCCGAAGACCCCGAAGCCCAGCGATCAACTGCTTCAATCATCTTTAGGCAGTCTCTGCGAAAGATCGCATCTGTCGAAGCAGACGGAATCGCAGAACGACGAAACAAGCCAGCGAAGCTCAAAGCCTGGATCGAGTCGATTGCAGAAAGAATCCGCGTCGAACTCAGGGATGCAGCTGAACCTCTTGGCGTCGACATCGACGTTTTCGCTGAAAATTGGATGACCAAGAGCAACGAACTACTGCTGGAATGCCATAGGTCCGGCAGCCCATATGAGGAGGTACTCGCGTCATGGACGAACCGCGCGAACTTGAACGACGACTGATCGCCGAAAGCCCCGCAATGCTCGTCAAGGACGACGAAAACGGGCGTACTGTCATCCGCGGCGTTGCGGCCGTATTCAACTCACGATCGCAGAATCTCGGCGGTTTCGTTGAGGTCATCGAGCCCGGTGCATTCGATGAGGTCATGGATCAGTCGCCGGACGTCTTTGCTAAGTACAACCACGAGCGAGTGATCGGCAGGACGACTTCGGGGACGTTGCGTCTCAACAAAAGCGAGCGAGGCATTGAGTACGAGATTGACCCGCCGAAGGCCGCAGCAGACCTTGTTGAGTTGATCGACAGGGGCGACGTCACTGGGTCCAGCTTTGCCTTCCGCATCCAACCCGCAGACGAGTCGTGGAGCAAGGATGCCGACGGCACCATGGTCCGAACGATCAAGAAGATCTCTTACTTGGGCGACGTCGGCCCCGTGGATACACCTGCGTATCTGGCTACCGAGTCCTACGTTAGCAAGAGAGCCCTTGAGATGGCCGCGGCCCCACAAGAGGAGCGTGCCGAGCCTGATGACCTAAAGGTCGGCGATTTCGTGCAGTGGAAAACCAGCAATGGCCCGAGCCAAGGAAAGATTGACGAAATCGTCGAAGAAGGCCAGATCGACGTTCCCGACTCAGACTTCACGATCAATGGCACTCCAGACGACCCGGCAGCGTTGATCTCTGTATACGGAGAGAAGGACGGCGGGTACGTCCCCGTTGGGGTCCAGGTCGGCCACCGCTTCACGGCACTCGAAAAGATCGAAGACCTCCCTGCCCCGCAGCCAGAAGAAGAGTCGGACGACGAGCGAGACGTCGATATGAAGCCGACTGCCGCAATGGCCGCTGCTGCTGAACGCGGGCTGCGCCTCCACGAAGAAGGCAAGAGCGGTGATGGAATCAAGCCAGAGACCATCGCTCGAGCAGGCAAGCTCGCTCGCCGAGAAGAGATGAACCGAGACTGGATCGTCGAGATGAACGCCTGGTTTGCTAGGCATGACCGAGGAAGCAAGTCTGAGGGGTGGGATCAGCCACCTGATTACTCGCCCTTCTTCGTAGCCAGAGAGCTCTGGGGCGGCGACGCAGCAAAAGAATTTGCCGCTCGCAAGGTAAAGCAGATCGAAAACGATCGTGCCATGAAGGTGGCATTAGACCTGCGGGCCATGGTGACATTGTCAAAGCTGCGAAACCACTTGCACGGCGACCAAGTCAGTCAATAGAATACATGTATACACATTGCTCCTCGTCGGATGACGAGGAGAGCAGTACGAGCACACGAGGATTCGTGAAGCGGCGTGCTAGCGGGACAAGACAACCCCGCCGGCCGTCGCGCATAGTTTGCCAATCGGCCGGCTCACTTAGGAGCAAGCCGACATGGCAGGCAACATCAAGCGACTTCAGGACCGTGCCGCCGCGATCGCTTCGCGGATGAGCGAGCTCGCCTCTATCGAAGAGCGAAGCGAAGACCAGAACGACGAGATCGGCCGTCTCTCAAACGAGGCCGACAAGGTCAAGACTGACCTTGAGTTCGAGGAGCGGCTGGCCGCTAAGGAAGCCGAGCTTCGCAGCGTGGTCGAGAAGGCCGCTCCGGCTCCTGTTGAGGTTGCTGCTGAGAAGCCCATCGAGGTGCGGCAGATCCTGCCTCATCACACGAGCCTCCGCTGCTTCAACGACGGCCCTGATTCCGTCGAGCAGGCATATCGCGTCGGCCGCTGGATCCGCGGACACGTCTTCCGCAACGAAGACGACCTCCGCTGGTGCCGCGACCACGGCGTTGAGGCCCGTGCGATGGGCGAGAATAGCAACGCCACCGGCGGAGCCCTGGTGCCCGAGGAGTTCGCCTCCCGCGTGATCCGGCTCGTCGAGGAGTTCGGCACGTTCCCGCCCGCTGCGGAGAACGTGACGATGACCCGCGACACGCTCGTGATCCCGAAGCGAGTCACTGGCACGACGGCCTACTTCGTGGGCGAAGGCTCGGCGATCACCGAGAGCGAGCCGACCTACGCGAACGTCAGCCTGGTCGCCAAGAAGCTGGCCGTCTCCTGCCGGATGAGCACCGAGATCGTCGAAGACGCTCTCGTCTCGATTGCAGATTCGGTCGCGACTGAGTTCGCCACCTCGCTTGCCTACAAGGTCGATCTCTGTGGCTGGCTTGGGGATGGAACCCAAGGCACCTACGGTGGCATCAACGGCGTGGTCAACAAGATCAACGACGGCTCCTACACCGCCAGCGTCCACTCGGCCGCCAGCGGCAACACGTCCTTCGAGACGCTTGACATCGAGGACTTCCTCGGTGCGATGGGCAAGTTGCCGATCTACGCCCGAGCCGGGGCCGCCTGGTACGTTTCTCCCGCCGGCTACGCCGCGAGCATCGCTCGCCTGAAGTATGCCGCCGGTGGAAACACCGTCGAGAACGTCGGCAACGCCGCTGGTGAGTCGTTTTTGGGATATCCGGTCAGGCTCGTCCATGTGATGAACAGCACACTCGGAGCCGATGCGAGTGCCGTCAAGGTTCTCTTCGGGAACTTCGGCCTGTCCAGCATCTACGCCCGCCGGCGTGACTTCAGCGTTCGCCTCTACGATCAGGTGTACGCCGTCAACGACCAGCTTCTTCTTCAGGGCACGATGCGGTTCGATATCAACCATCACAGCCTGGGCTCGACGAGCGAGGCTGGCCCCGTGATCGCCCTCAAGACCGCCGGCTCGTGATAGCCACCAACCAAGGAGTTCATCCCAGATGATCCACGCCCAGTTCGAGAAGTTCGCTGCCACGCTGCCCACGGCTGCTGTTGGCTCCACGGCCACCAGCACCCTGACGATCGACCGCCTCGGCTACGATCATGTCAGCGTGTCGGCCATTCGGGCCAGCAACGCCTCCACGGTGTTTGCCAGCGTTCTCAAGGTCGAGGAGTCCGACAACGACTCCGACTACACCGACGTGACGGCTCTGGTTGGTGGCGGCGCCGGCGGGTTCACGATCCCCGCTGTCAGCGACACCAACTCCGCGGCGATCGTCCAGATGGACATCGACTGCAAGGCCAAGAAGCGATACCTGAAGGTCAGCATGACGCCCGGCGCGTCGGCCACCCTCGGCATCGTCGCT